TTTGTTCTGCTCAGCGCGGACTTGACCAAAAAATCATAGTGTGCTATAATAGCATCATAAACACCAGCAAAGGAATCCCATGGCAACCCTAGCAGCAAAAGCCAATGTCAAAGCATTGAACCCGCGCAGTCCCGACACCAAGTATGTGGGCAACGAACCTGAGTGGCGGGTGCAACCCACAAGCAATCGCGTGAGCAAATTCAGCAATGCGTTTGGCTGGTACAACTACTTCTACGGCAAGAAAGATGCCAAGGACTTTATTGCAAGTTACCTGGATGCACACGATCGTACTCGAGATGCTCGCAGGATACGCACCCTGCCCGACAGCCAAGTTCGACTGACCACAGGCTGGCTGTGTCGTATGAGCACAATGGGACTGGAGCTCACAGATCAGGAACAGATCAAACTGGACAACCTGATACTGGAACTGTTGGCAGAAAAACAAGCAGAACCTGTGGAAACAGTGGAAGCAAAACCCGCTGGTCCTACCATCCAGGATCGCTTGCGAGAAAAAGCATCGGAATGTGCCGGTGAGATTGAAGGCTTGTTTGACGACTTCATTGCCGCAGGTGCCAAGATGTCGGCACAGTTTCAGCCTATCACCATCATCCGTGGGCACAATGTAGCACCGCAATTGATCCATCAGATCCAGCAGATCTGGAAAGGGCACCTGACTGAACTGGAAGCAGTGGTGGCAGGCAAGGACGCACAGTTGGTGGAAGGCTACGGCTATTTGACCAAGACTCAACTCAAGCAACTGGTAAAGTTTGCTGAGCAGGTGATTACTGACTGCAACAACTATGTGCAGATCAAGAAAGTAGAACGCAAACCGCGAGCCAAGAAAGCAGTGAGTGCTGAAAAAGTCACAGCCCGGTTCAAGTATCTCAAGACATTCCCAGACCTCAAACTGGTGAGTGAGCCTGCGGTGAAACTGGTAGATGCCACAGAAGCCTGGCTCTACGACACTGTGAAACGCAAACTGATCCATGTTGTGGGTGATGCACATCGCGGCAACTTCACAGTGAAGAGTTCGGCTGTGATTGGATTTGACACTGGCACAAGCTCGCAAAAAACCCTGCGTAAGCCAGCAGAGACCCTGAAAGCACTGTTGGCAGCAGGCAAGCCAGCAACTCGCAAGATCTTCAAAGAGTTAAGCACCACAGAGACTCAATGGAACGGGCGTGGCAACGACAACTTGATCATACTCAAGGTCTGGTAAAGGGCTAAATATCAGGGACGGAGTCCCTGATGCAAGAACAACAACCCATAGACCTAGTAACACTCAAAAACAATCTTTTTGAGTATGTGCGCCTGCAACTGGGCAGCCAGATCATTGATATTGAACTGGACCCGGCGCACTTTGAAGCAGCATATCAGAAGACCATTGGCACTTACCGTCAACGGGCCAATAATGCGTATGAAGAATCATACAGCTTTATGCAGTTGGTGAACCAGCAAAACATCTATACCCTGCCGCAGGAAGTGCAGAGTGTGCGACAGATCTTCAAAAGAACCTTTGGTATAGCGTCCGGGCCCATGGGCTCAAACTTTGATCCGTTCAGTCAGGCACAGATGAATGTGTACCTGATCAACTTCAACCAGTCAGGTGGCTTGGCCACATACGATTTCTACAGTCAGTATGTGGAATTGGCTGCTAGGATGTTTGGTGGATTCTTAAATTACACCTGGAATCCGGTCACAAAGAAACTGCAAATCATCCGAAATCCAGCCGGTGGCGGCGAAGTGGTGCTGTTGTGGACCTACAATCTCAAACCCGAGATCCAGTTGTTGAGCGATTTCCAGATTCAGCAATGGATCAGGGATTACACTGTAGCGGCGTGTAAGATGATTATTGGTGAGGCCCGTGAGAAATTTGGCACTATCGCCGGACCCAATGGCGGAGGCACATTAAACGGTACAGCCATGAAATCCGAAGCCAAAGAAGAGATGGCCGATCTAATCAAGCAATTGGTGAATTACGTGGATGGATCACAGCCATTAACCTTTGTGATTGGATGAGATCTGTGCTATAATCAGCACATGGCTGATCTAATGATTGATATTGAAACGGTAGGCACAGGCCCAGAAGCCTGTATCCTGACCATCGCTGCCCAGACATTTGACCCACTGGGCACAGGCTATCACAAGCAACAATTCTACGCTCGAATTGACCCGGACAGCCAACCTGGCCGTACTATCGAACAGGGCACCATCGACTGGTGGGCAACCCAACCTGCTGAGGCGCAGGAAGAAGCATTTGGCCCAGACAATCGCATACCACTGGACACAGCCCTGGAAGAACTGGGTCAACTGATCTGGCGATCAAAATCAATCTGGGCTAACGGACCCACATTTGACATGAACATTCTTGAGCATGCCTACAAGAGTTTTCATCGTCCGTTGCCCTGGCAATACTATCGTGTGAGAGATGCTAGAACTGTGTATGCGCTATATCCTGGCCTGGGCAAACCACCTGCAAGCCATCACGCATTAGAAGATTGCCGGCGTCAGATCGATCTGTTACAGGCCACACTCAAACATCTAAACATAAAGGAACTGGTATGATTATCGGAATCTGCGGATTTATCGGCGCAGGCAAAGACACCGCTGCTGACTATCTTGTGAACTTTCACGGTTTTCGTCGTGATAGTTTCGCTGCCACACTCAAGGACGCTGTGGCAGCGGTGTTCGGCTGGGATCGAGAACTGCTGGAAGGTCGCACACGTTCCGCTCGAGAGTGGCGTGAACAAGTGGATCCTTGGTGGGCCGAACGACTTGGTATGCCACAACTAACACCACGCTGGATCCTGCAACATTGGGGAACAGAAGTGGGCAGAAATTCTTTCCACACAGACATCTGGATTGCTAGTTTGGAAAACAAACTGCGTCAAAGTTCAGATAATATTGTGATTTCGGATTGCAGATTCCGAAACGAAGTGGCTGCTATCAAAAATCAAGGCGGCAGGGTGATCTGGGTTCAACGTGGAATGATTCCGCACTGGTATGACATTGCAGCCAAGGCCAATCATGGTGATGAAGCAGCACAGCGTTGGTTGGATTCAGAAGGCGTACATGCCAGTGAATACAGCTGGGCAGGTACTACTTTTGATCATGTGGTAGAAAACAATCGCAACGTGGCTGAGTTATATGATCAACTCAGTGATCTGCTTGCAGTGGATTTGGCACCCAAGGAACGTCTAGCCGCCTGACTTCCTCCACACAGTTCAGGCACACCGTCCTGAGATTGTTTAGAGCAACATTACGCATGTTGCCATCCATGTGATACACCAAGGTCTGGCTGGCATATCTAGGACGGAACCCGCATCGATCACAGGTGGGTTTTTTCTTGTAGCCTGCACGTTTCCATAGTGCTTCTGGCGGCCGGATCTTTTTGTTTCGCCGTATGCAGTGATCGCATCTGGTGCGATAGTGTGTGACATCGCCTCGACGATAGTTCACTGCTACCAGACGTTGGTTGCAGACTGTACATATGGGTCTCATGCTGTATTTAGTAGCGAACCTTTGGCAAAGGGCATCGCAATACCATGAGTTTTGGTCATATCCGATAAATATCTATAACAGTTTTTAAAGGAGCCAACATGGCAACAGCACCATTAGTTTCACCTGGCGTACAGGTCACAGTAATTGACGAAAGTCAGTATCTTCCAGCAGCCACAAATTCAGTACCTTACTTTCTGATCGCCACAGCACAGAACAAAGTATCAGGTTCAGGAGTAGGAGTAGCAGCAGGAACCCTGGCACTCAATGCAAATCGCCTGTACTTGATCACCAGTCAGCGAGATCTTTCAGCCACATTTGGCAACCCATTCTTCTACAAAACCACAGCAGGCACCCCTATCAATGGTTACGAACTCAACGAATACGGCTTGTTGGCTGCGTACTCTGCATTGGGTGTGACCAATCGTGCTTATGTACAACGGGTGGATATTGATCTTACAGAACTCACTGCTACCTTGGTACGCCCCACAGGTGAACCCGACAATGGTACATATTGGTTGAACACTGCTGCCACTCAGTGGGGTATCTTTGAATGGAATCAGACCACTGGTGCATTCAGCAATGTAGTTCCTTCGGTGATTACTACCACGACGGAACTCAGTAATGGCGTGCCTCTGCAAGATTACGGTGCTATCGGTGATTACGCAGTAGTGGCCACCAACACAGCCAATCCTGTGTACTACAAGAATGGTGCAGTAGTGACTACACCAGGCAACTCCACCACTCTCAGTGGCTTGTTCAACACCTGGGTGTTGGTAGGCAGCGATGATTGGAAATTGAGCTGGCCTGCTATCCAAGGTGCCAATGCAGTGACCACAGCACTCTCCGCGGGTAACACCATTGTGATCAATGGTACCAGTGTAGCAGTGCCTGCATCAACCAACAACAACATAGTAGGACTCAGTACCGCTATCAATAGTGCCAATATCACTGGAGTGTATTCTGCCGTGATTGACAACAAACTTTGTTTGTTTGCAGACAGCACTGCCACAGCCGATGGGTCCACAGCAGATGATGGTATCATCTTGATCAGTTCTGTGGGATCAACATCAGGATTGCTCACCACACTGGGCCTCACAGCAGATGAGACTTACTATGCACCAGGCCTGCAACAAAGTCCTAACTTTGTGTTTCCTCGTTGGAGAGACACCGACGCAACACCACGCCCTACAGGCAGTGTATGGAACAAGACCACTTCACAAAATCTTGGTACTGCCATGATCATAGAAAAGTACAACACACCATTGGGTCAGTTTGTGGCACAGGCTGCTCCGGTATATGAAAATGACTGGTATGCCAATGCTGCACTGGATGCCACAGGTGGTGGCAAGAACATTCCTGCGGGCACAACCTATACACAATACAATGTGAGTCCAGCAGCAAGTGGTGTGGGCGCATATCCTTACAACAGCACCTTCACCTTGCAGGTGTTTGAACGCAACCCAGCGGGAGCAACTATAGTGACTGGTAGCACCAGTACACCTAGTTTTACCAATGGTGATCAGTTCACCGTCACCACAAGCACAGCAAATTCTACCACACTGACCAGCACAGTAACTGTCACAATTAACGGAACTGATGCAGCAGCATTTGTTACCGCGGTGAGTTCTGCAGGTTTGCCCAATGTTGTGGCCACGGTGAGCAGCACCGGTGCCATTGTGCTCACACAAAGCATCGGCGGCGTGATCTTGCTGCAAGATGTTGGCAATGATACTGCTCTAAGCGATGCTGGGTTTACCACCAGCACCACAGGTTGCCGCAATGTGTATGTGGACAATCAAGAAGAATATCTGCAACTCAGCGGATGGATCCCTCTGGTGTACACAGCCAGTGCTACCGCACCCAATCAAGATCCTGCAGATGGTACATATTGGTATTATTCAACGGTCAATCAGGTGGACATCATGATACAAGGCGGATCCGGATGGG